TACTCTGCTGAATAACATATTTAGCAAAAGAGTTTAAATATTCTTTTGTGTTTTCTTTTAACAACATAATGACATATCGTTACGAACCACAACATCAAACGTAACTGCCCAACCTGCTAAATCATTTTCAAATCTTTCAGTAAATGGTTCAAATGTAGGATTGCCTGTTAATTCCCAAAAGTCTGTTCTTAAATCACCTCTGTTTAACCTATCCATTATACGAATAGAAACCGCAAGTTGTGTGTTCCAAATATCTACTTTGTTGTCATCATCTTTTTGATTAAGCAAATCCATCATTAACATAGTAACGTTAAACTGAATTACATTGCCTTGATGTGATGCAGTATTTAACATAATATGACTTAAAGGAAATATAGTTTGTTTGCTTAAATCTACATCAAATAAATCACCTTCTGTAACTGTGTTTACAAATGGTTCTTCAAGCAACGCTTCTTTGATTTGTTCTATAATTTTATATACCATTGTTTCTAATTTTTCTTATTTCTATTTCTGTTTTTTCTTTTTCAAATAATAACCACATCATTAATTTTTTAATTGGTAGTTTGGTAACTGCATCAATGTTGAGAATGTTTCCTTGACTTGCTGCGTAAATTGACTGATACCACCCATATTTTTTTCCAAAAGCTGCTTCACTTGTTCCGATTGTTCCGCTTCGTTCTGTATATAGTCCATCAAATTGTTCACGCAATCGTTGTGCAAATGATAAAAAAAAACCATAGAACCAAAAGCAATATCTAAAGGCATATATTTTAAGACTTCGCTATATTCATTCGTTCCTTTGTATTCTTCAATATTGTATAAGTCTTTTACTTTGCTGGTAATTGGTCTGTATAAAACTGCCATAGCTTTATGTAATGTTTCAACATCGCTTAAACAAGTTTCTAAATCTATAAATTCACCTGAAGTAATATCTTCTAACTTAGGAATGAAACCAAACTCATAAACACCAAGTTTAAATGTTTGTTTAAGTTTAGGTTTTTGTTGTAGTAAATTATTTATGTGTGCTAATATATCAGATACATCTGCTATTCTTATTCTTGCAACATCTTTTAATTCTATATTACAAAATATCTCGATAGTCTTTTGATTAACAAATTCACTTGGCTCATTATCTCTTATTAACTTTTCAAATCTTTGGTATTGATATAAAGTTATTTCGTTTAGTGTTTCAGGAATGTTAATATTAATCTTCATTTTTTATTTAAAAATTAATTACATAGTTATTTGTATAAAACAAAAAAAGCAACCATTTCTGATTGCTTAATTAACTAACTAAAAAAACTTAAACTATTTTGTTTGAGTAGTAAACATATAACTCATTTATTTTGTCATACAAACTTTCATCTTGTTTGTAAATTACAGTTCCTATATTTACTTTGTTTGCTGATTCTATTGCTATTTTACATTTTGCAATTTGTCTTTTGCCAATATGATAATATTCTTTAATAGGTACAGGATATATCTTCAATCCTTTGTCCCAGCATTTATTGTAATGACTTATCATTTTTTATGTCATAGTAAATAACTATAAAACAAGCTATAAACGCTGCACCTTGTACTAAATAATTATCGGTGTGCATTCCGATTGTTGCTAAAATAATTCCGATTGCTGTTCTCATAATTGTTTTGTTTTAAATTGCAGTTTGAAGGATGCTGCACCCCTTTTTTTTATTTTCTATTTTTTAATTGTATTAATGCAGTTTCTAAAATACTATTTACTTCCCAAGAATTTTTTAATTTTGAATAAATATTCATACAACCATTATAATCATTTTTTTCATTTCTTGAATCATAATATTTTTGTTCTAATTTTAGAGAATTAATATTTGATTTTACTAATTCTTTTTCTAAATTTTTAATTAAAGTTGTCATAATTTCTGTTTTTTTTGTTTGTTATTGATACGCAAATATACAACTGTTATTAACAATACAAAAGTATTTTAAAACTTTAACAAATATTTAACGTTTTAAAATTAAACCTATAAACTAACAAAATAGGTTTTATGCTTCCCCAAGCTATTGTAAATTATTGTAAGAACGTTTTAGTTTTTGCAAATATATAAAAAAAAATTAAACCTGCCACATATACAACACTTCTTGTTTAGCTACTTCGTACATCTGTTTCATTTTCTTTATTTCTCCAACGTTTCTTGGCATACCTATTAATACATTTTGATTTGTTACCAAATAAATATAACATTCTATTGTTGCTATAATTTCTCCGTATGTCATATTAAAATATATAATAGTTTCCTTTATGTGGATTTTCTAATTGATAACTAACTGCATAACGTAACGCATCTAATAAGTGATTATGATTATCAATAGGAGTATTAGATTTCTTTTCTAACCAACAGTAGTTGTTTAACTCTTTGATTAAATTAATTGATTCAGGTGTTACTATTAAATCATAATCTTGTAATAAACTAATACCATAAGTAACACTACCTTGCCCTTTAATAGTTGGAACTATATTTAAACCTAAATTAGCTAACTCACTAATCAATCTTGGTTCAGCACTATCTGCTACAATTAAACCATCATTAACGTATTGTTTATTTAGATTGTATATCTGCGACGTTGTTAATGCTTGTAAAGAGAAACATTCATTTATATAAATGCGTTTGTTAGAAGCGTCTATATTACATTCTATTAAAGTTGTAGGATCATTACTAAAACCAAAGTCTTGTCCAAATATACTTTTACCTACGTGTTCGTATTTTCCTAACTTCCAATTTGTAAATATAACTCCTTCAGCTTTATCTAACCATCCACCTAATATTTGATGCTTATACTTTTCAGGCCGTCTATGTCTAATATCTTTAATTTGATTTATAAACGATTCAGATAAGTTTTCTATATTATCTTCGTATGTAGTATGTATGTAAGTAGTATCACCTTTATTTACATTATCACCTGCATTAATTCCTTTAGCTTCAAAGAAACGATTATATATCCAGTGTTCTTTTGTTGTTGGATTCAATATAAGTATTACTCTGTTTTGTTTGTCTTTACTTCTTATAGATAAATCTATTTTATCAAATACACTTTCATCTGTTAATTCTTCAGCTTCATCTAACACCCAAGTTGTAACACCTTGCAAAGATTTTAAATTTGCAGTTTGGTCACCGCTACTTGTTTTAATTCCTTTAAATAATATCTTACTTCCTGTTCTTAGATTTATTATTTCCTCTTTTGTTATATGAAAGTCAGATTGTAAACCTAATGTATTTATCTTATCTATAAATTCAGGAATGATTGAAATATAAGCTGATGTTAAAGTATAACGTGTAAATAAAATAGTATGCCCACTTTCATAAGTAAGCATAGTTAAAAGTAAATTAACAGAATAAGATTTACCTGAACCACGACCACCTGTAATTACAAAGTATCTACTATCAGCAGTTCCTATTGGTTTATACTTATTATGTATGTTTATCATTCTTTAAATTTAAACAATTCATTAAAGTTAATATTAAATCCTTCGCTTGAATTAATATCAATACTTTGGTTTGGTTTTCCTAAATAGTATTCTAAGAATAGTTGTGCTGCTTTTATATCTTGTTTGCTTACTGCTTTTGTATGTACCATCTTTATTACTTCGATAACATCTTCAACAGTTGCAGCTTGTTCTAATGCACTACGATATTCATTTTTACGTTTGTCAACACCACTTGCTTTGGTACTATTACCACCATTAAATTTTCTTTTGTCTATTTTTTCCATATCAATAAAAATCAACTATTGTTTATTTAAAAATAATAGCTTTTACTTATTGTTATTTAATATTATAAATAACTAAAGAAAAGACTTCGTGACTTTCTTTTTCTGCCCAAGTAATAATTTCTTCTTCCAAATCCATATTATAATTATGCATTTCAAATGAATGGTGCATAAGTTCGTGAAATACCCCTCCGAAAGTTTCTAAGTCATTACCGCATCTTTGCATATTAATAAACACATATCTTTCATCTCCTTGATTGTAGATATTATTTTCTTTTGGTACATAGTTTGCCCATCCCCAAATGTAAGAATCGTCTTTTGTATTTTGATATTTTTCGCAATCATAAAGATTCAATCCGTGCATTTCTTTAATTGAATAATAGTTAAATATTTCACAAGGGTTTTCGCCTAATAATAAAGTGTAATTATTTCTTTTTATTGTTATCATATCTTAATTTTTTACTTCCCAATAGTAATCACATTGCTCATTTTCAATAGGTGCTTTAACAAAATAACTTTGTCTATACTTACTTGGTTCAGCTTTATATCTATAACAGGTTGATTTTAATTCACAACCTTGTCCGTTGCACATTGTTATATCAGGCATCTTTTAATTCATTTGATAATTCAACAATAAATTCATTAATTCCATTTTCAGAAAATGTAGCTTGAACAAGAAGTCCTTTAAATATTTCA